TTGCTGCCACGCCAGGAAAGCTCGTGCTGCGAACTGCCAGCCCATCCAACGGCAAGCCTGTGCGGCGTGTTGCCGCTTGACGTTACAGGGTACAGTGATAACTCTGGCCTGTTGTGTATGCGGTACATCTTCTTGGCATACCTGCCGTAGTATCCCGAAAGGTAGAGAGAAGGCGTCATCACTGCATCTACAAGACCTAGCCCTGTCTTGAAATCCTCTATCGGGATAAAGCCGGTCTGTATCCCCCTGTATTCGCCTAGCAACCATCTGTCGTGCAGAGACTTGTGTGTTTCTGGATACGCCTCAAGGTTGTCGTCGAACACCGCTATCACCTTGGAGCCTTGCGCCTGACACTGCTCTATCGTATCAAGCACTTTTAGACCAGCCATATACTGCAAACCAGACTTTGTAGGCCCATCCGGCATTCCGTCAAATATGACCGGATCGGAGCCGTTCCACAGCAGTCTTTCTACAACAATAATGTCGGCCTTTGGGGGGGATTCTACAAAGTCGGTTACATGCCGCAACGTCACATCATAACCGGCACGCAGCAGCGCGTTGGCTGGAAACCTACACAGCCAGTCAGAGCAACTGCCCTCCCCAGGATGGTCGGCGTAAGCATACGCTATTCTCACTGTTCATGCCTTTCTTACCCAACCATATGCCTCCATCGTTTCCTCGTCCAGTTTTCTGATGCAGTCGCCCTTATTCATCAGCAAGACAAGACACTTGAAAGTGTTAGAGACAACCCCTGCAATCTCACGCAGCGCATCCACGTTTTCATGTGTGATTTGCCCTGCCTGTATGACAATGACATCACCAGGCTGCGCCTCTAGCTTCTCAACCTCGCTGAACAGTCTTTCTTCCTCAGTCACGGCGTATCCTCCTGATCACCTGTTGTACCTTCTCCCCAAGAGAACGCAGAATCTCCATAATGCGGTCTTTGTCGAACACTTTGCGCGGGATAGGAATCTCAATCATCGGCTCCTCTATCCCGGTGTAGAATGCGATGCTCTGCGCGGCGCATACGCGATACGGGTGAAATTCAAAGAATGGCTCGTCTATGTCGTGTATGTTGGCAGAGTCTGCTACACAATCCAGACACGGACCAGTTGTGGATAGCTCTGGATGTATAATGCGTTGCCAGCCACGCGCACCATGCTCCTTCATGGCCCACTGCATCCCGTACATGTATGCCAGATGTCTGCCTTCCTGCGGATACAGATATGCGTTCCATCTCTTACCCTCAAGGGCGACAGGGTCGTCATAAACTTCGCGCAGCCTGTCACCAAAGGCATCGGCATACGAGTTCACAAAGGACGTCGCACCGTTAGCCCACTGACGCAGGCCAGAAGGCTCTGCCTGCACACCGCCAGCGGCCTTGTACCCATCTAGGGCAAACTCGTACATCCACTGCTGGTTCGTGGCCTTTAGGTCTGTTACGAATTGATCTACTGTCCCGCCGTCTAGCATCTTGTCGAACTTGCCGTATACGTCAGACACATAGGCCGGGAAGTCAGCGGCGGCTTGCATATAGATGCCAGCCTTGACCTCTTCCGCCATCTTCTTAGGCAGTTCCTTGTTGTCATCCTTGGGCCTGCCCGGTGACGGCGTCTGGTCTACCTTCTTTTCTGGCGTGTTGGGATTGACGACAGTTTGTGAGAACGATGCTGGCGGCGAGAATAGCTGCGCGTACTTTTCCTCTTCCTTCTTGTTCTCAAGTTCAACCATCCACTCCCAGCCACCTTGCTCAAGGAATGTCCTGATTGACAGCACGCCAGCCTGGTACGACGGCAGTAGCCTCTCACGCACATCGCGTTCCACTTCCATGTTGATATGCCCAAAACGGACCACCGTGCGCTTGTTAGCCTTCTCAGCGGCAGGCCCCATAATCTTAGCCAGCTTTGCGCGTAGCTGTCTCTCCCAACGGTACATCTGATTTATCTTGAACGTCAGCCTCTCAAGCAGCACACTGATGTCAAGCTCAAGGTCTCCTGCGCGGGACGCTCCACCCAGAGGACCGCGCTCACCACTGATGACTTTCAGGCTGATACCTAGCCTGCGGAATATCTCCATCGTTAAGCCAACGTATGTCTCGTTAGCCATCATGGTGTCTGGAGCCGACGGGGTCACAACCTCAACGCGCAAGTTCCCGGTCCACGCTAGGGCACCAGTGCGCTCCCCAGAAAGACCAGAAATAGCATCTCCAAGGTGGGCGATCTCCTCTGGCAGCGGCATGTGTTCTTCATCGCCAAGCAGGAATAGCCACAGTTGGTTCTTGTAACCCTCAACGGTCGCACGGCGCATTTCCTCAAAGACACGCCTGGTGGATATGGCCCTTGAGGCCCTCATAATGGGGGGGATAGCATACCTGTTGAACGGCAAACTCTTTTCACGAACGGGGAAACAATACTCGCGCTTTATGGTAACGCCAGAACCCTCTGCTGCTGTCTCGTTGAAATCTATGGCACGCCTGGTGTATGACAGTTCTGGGAACGCAGCCTTGAATAGCTCAACCGTCCATCTTTCTTCGTTGCTAGGCGGGCGCACTGCCATGTTTCCGCCAAGCACAAACGACCTGCCAACATCCACATTCTTTGGCGGGACAAGTAGAATCCTGGAGGCTTGCAGGTTATCCTTGTTCTCAGACAGTACCTCAAGCGGATATGCCTGCCCATAGATACTTGAGCACAGCCAGATGTAGTACAGCGTTTGATATACGTCTAAGTTCTGCTCGTTGTAGAGTTCTTCTAGGTCGTCACGGAATGATTGATCTGGGGATTGAAAGTCAAGTGGCTTTAGCGCAATGTCAAGTGGTGCCTCTATGGCTTGGAATACGTCGCCCTCTGTGTTGGTGTAATACTCTGCCAAGCGCATCATCGCCAAGATAGCACCAGGCATCGGTTCTGTCCCAAGCTGAAGCTCACGGTTCAACAACGCAGGATCGACACCGCCAATAATGTGCTCAAGCCTCTCGGAGAGTGCAGAGGCTTGGGCATAGCTGAAATTCTCTATTCGGCGTCCGGCCATAACGGCAGTGCGTGGTGTAGATATAATCTCGTGACGTGACCTGAACCTGCCATCGCCATCGCGCCATCTGTTCGTTTCCGGGTCATAGCCAGCGACCCCGTTAGCTCTGTCATATATGGGATCAGAATTGCTCATTTGTTACTCCTGTACACATGCGTCACTGCCCTGTACAGAGTATATCATGCCATTCCCGTTTTGTCAAGCATTTACGGTACGAGTCTCGTGTTTTATAATATAGTAGGAGGTAAGATGAGGCGCACACGAGCAACACTCGCCGCACTAGAACGAGATTCGTGGATATGCCAGTACCATTTACATGAACTGGGTATCCTGCAAGGTGCCAGTGACGGGCACCACATGTTCGGTCGGCACGTTGACGAAGAAGATGCTATAATAGCACTCTGCCATGACTGCCACATGAAGTTGCACAACGGGCAGATAAGCAAGCACGACGTTATCAACATCCAGGTTGAAAGAGGACTGCTGACGGATGACGACGTACAAAGGTATGCAGGCAGAAAAGTTCGCGGCACCAAGAAGTACAGATGGGATTGATCCAAGGCAGCTATTCTGTGCCGCCATGTACAACCATATCATGTTCCTGGAATACGCTGCTACAACCGACGAGTATGAGACATATTGCAGGAGTTGCAGACAGCCGAGAGCAAGATGGGATAAGTGCGAAGTGTGCGGCACCAAGAGCTATCACATGGAACAGCTAATAGAGGCAGTCACGTTCTGCGAAAGCGAGATGGCATACCTGCTGTGCAGAGAGGTTGGGATTGACTATCCGTCATACATAAACGCTGCTAAAGAACGGTTCCTGCGTATGCCGGAAGAGCTTCAAGAAAGGGCGCTAGAAGGCGCAAAGGAGTGGTGGAGCGATAACGGCGATTAGCTTTCCCAGGGAGCTACCCAACCAGTGCTAGTTGCACCTTTCCAACCTAATACAGCTTTGTACTCACTGTAAGGCGGTCTGACATCCCTTGCCCTAGCGCCGAGCAATGCGTAAGCAGCGAGCATGAAATAGCGCAGCGAGTCTGTCCTGTGGTCATCAGGCGACTGGCTACCCTCTGTTCTCTTGGCGGTGAGATACTGCACGTAGCCACCCGTTGTCCTGCGCTCAGTGGTGCCGACAAGCTCATCAATCAGGTAATCGTCCTCTTCTGGCAGGAACACAAGGTACGGATACTCAAGGTTCTCGTTGGCGTGTACCATAGAGGCACGTAGCTCATCGGTCGCCCACTTCTTGCGGTACTCCTTAACTGGGGTGCCAAGCTCGTCCATCACCACGTTGCCCTTGCTGTCCAACAAGTCTATACGCCCGTTCAGGTTAGCCCACTCAATGTTACCAGTCTGCTTTTCCTCATCGAATAGCTCCCAACGCTGGAAGGACTCTAGCTGCTGTATCATAATGGCTTCGTCAGTGCAGACGAATGCCAGGTTGAAGTAGTCAGCTATCTGATTGATAAAGCTAATCTGGTGTGGCGATGTGACCTGGCGCATGATAATCATGACGCGCAGATACCAGTGTTGCGGCTCTTCCTCAAAGAATAGTGAGATAGCGGCAGGGTCGGGAGATACGCCGTAGTCCCAACCGATAATGCATCTAGCGTTTCTGGCAGGGCCTATACGGTCATAGACGTACTCTAGCATCTCTGTACGCCTGGTTTTCTCCTTGCCCATCTCCCCGCCCCACTCATAGACAAAGTACGGCCTGTCATTGTATGTGGCAATAGTACCGGGCGGGAATGAGGACATTACGGCGTCGCCCCATTGCCCCAACACCTGCGTCACGTAGGAGTGGGTGTGCGCCCCACCGTGGTCGCGTATGAGTATCTCCCGTGAAGACGCAGAGGAATACAGCGGGTTGATGAACTGCGGATACTTGTGCCGTGACCAATGGTCGCCCTCTTGTGTCTGGTCAAGCCGCCAGAACGGGGTGCCGCGTACTCCATTCGGAACACCACAATACTTCCAATGACACCCAGGCAACGCAGTGTTCACCCTAGACTTATGGCAAGCATCGTTGCTGAACGCACACTCGTCACCGATGATGTGGATAGCACGCAAGCCAACCATGTTCACGTCTGAGCCGGAGTTATGCACAAAGATGTCGTTAGCGATGAATGTGTTGGTTCCGTTCACATGCAAGTCGTAAGTATCATCAACGCCGTCTTCCTCTATGTCAACAATCTCAACCCACGACACGTCACCGTCGATATATGCTGCAAGCTCATCGCTGCCCAGTACCTCATTCAACCTCTCTACCTTGTACGGAGAATGGGTCTTGTATGTCTTGTTGCCAACCGCGCAGCCTACTTCACGCTGCAAGCCGTTAAGGCTACCATCCCATTCCTCTGCTATAATGCGACGGATGATCGTTGTCGGTATGCCATCAGACTTGAACGCCATAGGCTTTGCCGCAACGTTATGTGCGGCCTGCAATACCTGCTCCTGCTTGTAACCGTGGCACTCGACCTTTTCGGCAAATGCTAATACGTCGCTTACGGCACCAGATTTCCATATCCACATATCGTGTCTGACAGTAAACCGTCTACCCCTATACTGCCTTTCCTCTCCTGCAATCTCTCGCTTGGCGATTCTACCGCGTATTCCAAGCCTTAGCAGCAATGTAGCCACGCCACGGATAAGCCTCTCGCTGTTGCTGTAATACTCTACGTATGAACTCCCGTTGGGGGATACAAATGCAGTACCATCGCACGACCACAGGGCACCTAGGAACTGTGCTATAGTTTCATCGTCGGAGCAGAATACCGCATCTGGCACATGCTTCTCGTGCGCATACCTGTCCCACACGTCATGTTTCCTAAGAAACTCTGTAACGGCGTTTGGCGACCATCTCCCACCAGCATTGCCGTTAGACACAGTGTAATAACCAGGCTTGGGATTATTGACGCCAACGCCTAGAGACTCGCAACATGCCACGAAGTCTTGGACAATTCCGTCATCAAAGTTGGTGAATCGTGGACCGCCATGAGTCACACCGCCATCGCCAATGAAGTACCCGAGCAACCTAGCTTCGCGGTAGGTAAGTGCAGAACGGTCACTATGCACCTTAACATGCGATGGGACAGCAACAAAGTCAGAATACGCTATCTCGTCAAGCCTCTTCCACCCGGTATCCGTCAAGAACATGTGGTTGGCAGTCGCCCGAATCTCTGACCCGTCTCTCAACGTCATCTTGTACAGTTGACGCCTGCCATTGTACT